GCAAGAGAAATAGGTTATACAGGTGTTCCACAGATATATGAGTATCTTTTAGGGGAGCCACAGCCATCAATAAGAGGGACTACTAAATGGGTAGATTTTATTATATGTCTTATTAGAGTAGTGGAGAAACTGACAGGTAGAAGGAATTTAGGTAGCTTGCTTCCTTGCAGGTCAGTAACTTATAGGGAACAAATAGAGTGGTTAATAAAATTTTACCTTAGATTTTATAATAGCAAAAGTGATGAATGGGAATAACTTTTTAAGCGAATAACTTAAAAGGTTATTTGCATTTATGAACTTAAATGCAGGAAGATGCTTAAAGGGAAAATAAAAATTGTAGTCATATTAAAAACTGCAAAATGCAACTTAATACTTAAAAGGAGAAAAATGTGGGGAGAAATAGGTACACAGTCCCTTTAAAAGAGGTGTAAATGTTACCTTAAATAGTAATAGTTACCAATAACAGCACAATATATAGTAAAAAATTATTATTTATTGTGATATTATACAAAATATAGGTACTCACTAATTAAGAAATTGTATTAATATAGCGAACAAGTGTTCATATATAGGTACACAGTATATAGCGAACGAGTGTGTGATAGGTACACACAGGTGTTCGGTATAATGGTATAGTGTACACTCCACACGTACACAAAAAGGCAAATTGATTACTTTTTATAGGGGTGGAGATAAAGAATTTTGGCAATTTTGCCCTATTTTAGCAAAAAACAGCTTATTTTGTCTACTGGTAGGAGACACTACCATAAAAAGCATAAAAAAATAGCCCAAAAGGGCTAAAATTTGGGCATAAAAATAGGGGTAAGAGTGGATTTATCCTCTACCCCTATAGAAAGTATATAAATTTTATTAATCGCCGCTTTCCTTTAGCATCCATAATGGTAAGCATATATAAGGGCTGTAGCAATTGTGATAGCAACCATTTCCCCCGCCAGCTTTTCCCACAGCCATTTAATGCTGAATAATGTTGCATAAAAAATTCCGAATAAATATCTCATTGTAGTACCTCCATGTTAGTAAATATTATTATTAAGCTCTAAGTATCTTATGTGGGTTATATGGGTTTAGGATATATTCGCTTTTTCTATCTGCATATACTTGACTGACTACTATATCTCCTAATCCGTCTACTGTAGTGATACAGCTACTTCTTAACTTTCCCCGCTTGCTTACTGCTATGACTTTAAAGTCGTCTTCAAGATATTGCCCCAATTTAAACCTTTGCACTTTATCACCTCCTATCTATAGTATAACAACAATAAGCCCCGCTGTCAACTAATATTTTAGCATATGCTTTAGCAGATTTAAATGTATCAAATTCGCCAAGCAACTCTACATTATCATATAATTCCCAACCGTTTTTCTGCACAGAAAAGCTAACATCTTTTATCCATAAATCGCTATTACTAACATAATCATGTGAGTCAAAGCTAATGGCTCCTGTTAAAAAGTCTCTTTTCTTCCACTGTAACTCTGACATAATAACCTCCTATTTTCCTGCCCCCTACTTATATTATAATCTTACTATTCTTGTTGTCAAGTATTTTTTAAAAAATAATAGTTGACATTGCACCTTGATATTGATATAATAATATTGAGGTGATTTATATGGATTTTAGAAAATTTAAAAGAATAATGAGCTACTGCAAGCAGTATGGCGGGCTACTCTTGACGGTTTCGGCAGAGTAGTTAAATTTGATAGTGGCTATCAAGTGGCATACACAGACCATGCTGTAAAGGGGCGTAAAGCGGTGAAAGGTGTTCTATCTAGTGTTGTTGATACTGCTTTAGCTTCTGCCCACTATGCGGGATTGTGGGTTGAAAACGGCTATACTTATATTGACAATAGTGTACATGTTGACAGCTTAGACTTAGCCTTATCTTTAGCCCGCAAGTATAATCAACTTTCTATTTGGGATTGGAAAAATAGTAAATGTATCTATGTGGAGGCACAAAATGAATAAAGAATTATTATTAAATAACATCCGTATCATTAAGAGAGGATACTTATATGATATATACGCTTATATGTCATATATGACTGATTTCGAGTTGCAGTATAAAGGATTAGATTTTTTTAAGCTAATAGATGTTATTAGGAATGATTACGAATTAGAGGATACTATTATTAAAGAAGTTATAGAGTTTACTAAATACTAGCGGGAAATATTCCCGCTTTTCTTTTTTACCCTTTTATGTGAACATATGTTTGCAAAACTCAATCACAAATATTTTGATTTGTCAAGTTTTTGAATTGCAGTAAAATAAAGAATATTTAATTTGCTGGCAGTATTCTCACAGAATAAAATGCCTCTTAGACGCTCATATTTGCCTTGTGAGCGTTTTTATATCAATATAGGATAAACCATAAGCACATATAAAATAAAACTCAATAGCGGGCATTTTCGTTCTCCACAATACACATATACTATATTTATAGTATTGACAAATTAAATATATTGTGCATATTTACAATATTGAAATAAAATATTTATTTTTGTAGATTGACAAAACTGTTATTTTATGCTTATCACTTTTTACCACCCTTTTTTACATCCCCTATATAATATAATGGAAGGAAAAAAATTGATAAATTTTTTAAAAAAAGTGTTGACAATGATATCAAGAACTGCTAAGATATAGGCATAGAGAGATACACAAGGAGGCAAGAAAAATGCAAGAATTTGAATTTGTCGATAATGGAGTATTTGAAAAAGACGGTGTAGAATATAGGAATAAAGGGCAGGTTGAAATTGATGATATAACATATTACTTCTACATCAATTCTGATGTACCTTATTTCGCCCCTCTTTATTTAAAGGATACCAAAAGATTTGTCGTTCTTGTTATAACTGGCGATAAAGCTAGAGAGGCTACAGAGGAAGAACGTACTATGCTCCAATGTAAATGCAAAAGGTGCGTAAACTGTGGAGAGGTAATCGCTAAAGAAGACGGTATTATAGTAGATGGAGATACACTATGCGCTGATTGTTATGAAAATTTATTGGGTGAAGAAATTGAAATATGTGATATTTGTGGGTGCCCCCATTTTTCTGATAATGATAGAATGATATACATTCAAGAAGAAGAGCAATTAATTTGTGATGAATGCGCTGAACGTCATTACTTTCAATGTAGTAATTGCGGAAAATGGACTAAAGAACCATTACTAATGACTGATGGAGATTATATATGTAACGAATGCTTTGAAACAGGTGACTATTATATATGTGATGATTGCGGGAACGTTATAGACCCACATACTGACGGTGTAATAATACGTAGTGACAGTGTTTATTGTGAAGATTGCGCTTCTGAACACGCAGACCCTAATGAAGAATATATACACGAATATGGCTATTCTCCACGCATAATGTTCAATGAAGGGAATGAATTAAATAGTTGCCCGAAAAAGGGGGAAAGATATTTCGGACTAGAAATTGAAACAGAATGCACTGGGGATATTACAGAAGTAATAGAAGATGAGGATTACTATTGGGCTACTGATGATAGCAGTATTCAATGTTTAAATGGGGGCTGTGCCGCTGAAATAGTAACGCAACCGACAACATTTAAAGCATGGCAGAATTACAGTGATGCATTTTTTGATGCTTTAGAAAATAACTGCGTTACTAATAATTCTTGCGGATTACATATTCATGTCAATAGAAATAGTGTATCAGATGAAACGATTGAAAAAGCAATGTTATTTATTAGTAAACATTATGAAAAAGTAACAATATTTGCAGATAGATTGACATGCAATATATGCTGTTATGCGGGGAATAATTTAGAGCATTATAAAGACTTCTATCCTAATAGCAAATCTGTTAAGGAAGAAATTAATATTGTAAAAAAAGGGAAAGATAATGTACGGCATAAATATTTAGCTATAAATACTTTACATAAGAATACATATGAATTCCGCATATTTAACAGCACTGTAGATAAAGATAAAATATTAGCTTATATTGAATTTGTGGATGCATTGCTTGAATACTGTTCAGAGAGTAACTTTTTACAAATTTATAAGTCGGATTTTTGGAATTTAGCAGAATATGCAAAGGGGGAAAATAAATATAAACATTTAATGCATAGATTTTACACTATAAAAAATGAAATATACTAGGAGGCTAAAAAATGGAAATTTCAGAATTAAGGTTCAGCAAATTTAATGATGAACGCATTAACTACACTACAGCAGAACGGCTGATGTCATATGAAAATGTGCTAGTAGTAGAGGAACACTACGGAGCGTATACTCTTATAAATATTAATAACGGCGATATTATCACAGTTTATACAAATTAAAGGGGGCTATATAATGAGTACATCAGCTTACATTATTACTAAACACAATGACTACTATTGGGGTGCCATGTGTAATTGGGACGGATACCCTGACGGGTTGGGAAGTGATTTGCTTAATATGACTATGAAGGATAAGAATAATGATACGATTGAACAACAGATATTTGATACTATTAAAGATGGTGATATGTCATATTTAGGTGAGCCCTACATGGAGGAAGACAGCGAAGCATATAAATTTAAGTCGTTAAAAACCATGTTACGTAATATAGTAGGATGTTTTGTCGATTATATCTATCTGTATAACTGTGGGCAATGGTATGTGGCACGTGCAGAGTATGATATCGATGTTATTGACTTCTATAGATTATCTTTATTCTTTAAGAATAATAATCCACAAGAATTTAGGGGCGAAGATTATCAAGAACATATCTTTAGAGATAAAACGCCTGATAGCATTGTTACAATAAGGAATAAATAATATATGACGAATGTATTATTAAAAGCAATAGGGCTATAATACATAGCATAGTGGGGGTAGCCTATGAGTGATAGATAAATATTATCAATTAGACAATATGGCTATTTATGTAAAATCATTAGTAGTATATAACAGTGTTAAGTATTATATATTAGATGTGTTTATTGATAATATATTTACTAAGCAATATAATATAAAAACTAATGATATATTGTTGACAGAAGAACATATTGTTATTAATGAAGTAAAGTTTATTAGAAACTATTATCAATAAGAAACAGTAACCACATGAAAATACATCCGTTTTCATAATGGTTACTGTTTTTGTAACCGTGTGCCTAGTTACAAATTTTTTTTACAAATTTTTTATCTCACAAAAATCTGGGGTAACTTCAAGAATAATAATAAAAGCAATAATACAATAGTGAATTTTTTTTTTCAAAAAAAATAAGCCTTGAAAAAGGCTTAGAAGAATCGGTCTTCTATATCTGGATGTCTATTACCACCTGTTAAGACCGCACAATATTTTTTATCAGCGTGAAAGACATTTACTATTTCCAATCCATAGGGAACATATCTTTTTTCAATCTCTGCTATTAACATATCTAAGGAAGGTTTAATTACTTTGGTATATTTCATTTGTTTGCCTCCTTTTTCAAATATCCATTGGGTTACAGTCTTCACAATTTGGCGTAACTTCACCATGTAACCAACGACAATATTTACAGCAGTATTTACTGTCCCAGTAATCACAGTCATTAAAAAAGCAATCATTACAAGGACATTGTTCTTCTTCCACTTCTATTTACCGTCCTTTATTAGCTCAGGATTATCGTAGATATTTCCGACAACTTCTACATCTTCTGGTGATTCTATGACATTAAAAATGTTATCAGACACACCGTTAGTAGTGCATTTCAGAACATATTGATTATTCCATTCTACAGCGAAAAGAAAAGCTTTAGAGTTGTAGATACTGAGTATATCGCCCTCAAATATTTTCTTGCCTTTTTTGTCAACAAAGCCTGTATATTGTCCGACTGTTTCAGGGTCAACTCTGTGTGCTACAGTTTGAATGATACTCTCATCTTTTTCATAACAGAATATATCTGTACCGCGTTCACATATCCTTGCTCTGCCATCTTCAAAATTTAGCAGTTGACCTGTGATTCATTCTCCGTTATCAAGCCTTTTACCTCTGAATAAGATTTCACGCATTTTTTTCTTCACCGTCCCGTCTGTTCCATGCCGCTATAGCTTCTTTCTGTTTGGAAAAATATTTCATAGTGGAAGCACCACATTCTCGGCACTTTACAAAATAATCATCTTGGTTAATTCTAGACTCTGTGATTACTGCTTGTAGTCTTCCTTCACCGCCGCAGAAGGGACAAGGCTTTATTTTTTGCGTTATCTTTTCACCTTCTGCTATCATTTTTATCTCCGTTTCAATTTGATAGAATAAGTAATGCCATTAATAGTTCCTTTTAAAATATAGGCATACTCTTTTTCATTATTTTCATGTTCAAGACCTTTAAAATATTTCAATAAACGTGCTAATCTGTCTAATATCTGTTCTTTCATCATTTACTCCTTTGTATATTTTTGGCAATAAGTATGACCATTCATAAAAACAAAATTACAACAATTACATTTATAATTATCTCTGTAAGTGCATTTAGCATCATTATAATATTTGCAATTAACCCACGGACAATACAATACTCTCTGCCATGAGTATTCGTCTCTAATGTGTACTTGTACTACTACATCTGCTAATTTTACTTTTATCATAATAAATCCTCGTTGAATAATAAAATCATTGTGGTGAATACTCAGAAGGAGCTTGTGTAATATTGAACTGTCTGCACTGCTCACAATTAGCTTTTATGCAATGAGGGCAATAGTTAAGATACTTCATTTAATTCACCTAACTCTTTAAGTGTTAGTGATTTTTCCCCTAATGCTTCTCTAACCGCATTGTAGTTACGTAAAGCAATATCTACATCATAATAAAACTGTGAAATGATTTCTTCCTCAGTTCCAGAATATAAATATTGGTCAGAGTCTCCACAAGTTTCACAATACAAATCCTCATAAGGTATTTCATCTTCTGAGATATAATAACCCCCTAAATGGCTTTCATATAAATACATTATACCCCTCCTAACATAAAAACTATCTTGCAAAGTAAAGCGGCGAAAATAATGAGATAAGCAATAAGAGATGTCACTATAGCCGCTCTGCGAAAACCTGTAGTATAAAGCATCTCTAAGAAAAAATCGGAAAAAGCAACGCCTATTCCAAAATAAATAAACATAATTACAACATAAAATAAAACCACTATTTCCACCACGTTTCTAGTTTAAAATTTGTTTCACCAGTTTCTTTTACAAAAAGTTTTTTTACAAGTTTTCCTAAATCTTTTTCTGTGCTTGCTTTGAGTGTTTCTGAATTTTGCAAAAATACTTTCATTACAACCCCTGAGGACAACGCAAAGTCATACATTTGAGAAATTGAAATGGTGTGTCTACATTTAGAACAAATTAGAGTAAGGGTGTTAATATACTCTGAGCCATAATCACAAGTAGGACATCCTCCATAGCTTTCTTCATCTGATTCGATATTGAGTAAATAACCATCTTTTAATTGCAATAAATATTCCATAATCTTCCTCCTAAAATAAACTTAAAATAGCTGTTATTGCTAACAGTATAGCACCAATAGATGCACAATACATTGTAGTAAAAAGTAGAGCGAAAGCTATAA